CGACAGTACGTTACATACCCAAATCCAGTTGGAGGAGGACAAATGTTTGCTGTTCAACTTGCAAATTTTTCTCCTACGTTTACAGTATCTGTCTACACTCCAGCTCAAACTTTAAATTGGGATGAAGAATTTATTAGCTTTACTGTACACGTTAATAACCCTGCAGATTATACTACTCAGTACATTAGCAGCGTTATCAATGACATTGCTGGTATAGTCGATACTTCAAATCCAGATCTTGGTGTATTTGTTCCACCTTTTACTGCTGACCCAATTGTTCCTGACGGAGGTAGTGTTGTAACTGGAGGAACTGGATGGAGTCAAACTTTCTATACAACTAATTCTTTGATGGCCGATGGAATGATAGTTTCTGCAACAAATGGACTTACTGGTGGTGCAGCTAGTGCAACTATTCAATTTAATTCAATAACTAATAGCGATCCTGAAGTACCCTATACTGTTTCAACTCTACCTATTTCTGTAACTTGGAGAAATGCTTCTAATAGTTTAACGATTGTAGGTAATACTGGACATATTTTCCTAGATCCGTATCTAAGCACAACATATACTCCAAACTATAGCGGTACTACAAATGCACCAGACCATGATTTAACGCCAGCAGGAGGAACTTTGAGTTCAACTACATCGAGTGGAACTTTCACGTATACGAGTGACGTTACTCCATTTACAGATGTTTCTGCAATTACTCTTCAATTAAGTTCAACTTTTACTAGACCAGCTAACGTGTCAGGTTATGGAACTTATATAGTTACTAGAGATCTTCTTCCACGGGCAATTACAGCATCTTTTGTATATCCATCATTTTATACATTTACAAGTTCTATTGCAATAGTTCCCGACATAAATGATATTGTTGACGGTACTGATTTTCGAACGACTCCTCTAGGTGCAACCACGAGTTCAGTAACAAAATTAGGCAATAACCAATCTAGTATTGGAACATCTTCGGCCGCAGTTGCTATTGGAGTTCCACCATTTACATCTGCTGGATTCTGGTTTGGCATGCTTAAAAGTTCTGATATTGGTCTTACTACTTTTGGAAGTGGTTCTGGTGTTCTAAATGCGTCACAAACTAACGATTCAACTACTGTAAGTCAAGTTGATCTTGTAGTATATACAGATGGCGGTAATTCTGTTACATATACTTTGTATGGATTTACCGTTAATCCTTTAACTTCAGGAGCTCCTACATATGTATTTGCGTCGACGTCATGATTATAAATACGTAAAAAAATAGGCTATAAAATGAATTTACTAATCAATGGGCGATTCTAATTTTTATGGACTCGCCAGAGCCCTATACACAGGAACCTGGAGCGCAGGAGAAGGTTCCTCGTATCCAATTGTTTCAAACCGAGAGATTAGAGGAACATTACAATATATAAGTGGAAATATAGGAGATCAACTTACTAATATTTCTACTCAACGTGTTGAATATGGCATGATAGTATTTCTTGAGCAAGATTATACTGATATTACTGCTCAATATAGTAGAATCGGACAAAACTATTATCAATATAATAGAGTGTCGGGAGATAATTCTAGAACTGTAGAAAATAACGGTAACATTCCAAACACTGAAGCAAATTGGACGCTTCTTACTATAGGCATAACTGGCTACACTGGTCCTACTGGTCCTACTGGTCCTACTGGTCCTACTGGTCCTACTGGAAATACTGGATGTTCAATTATACCAGCATTTACAACGTCATCATTAATTGGTGTTAACTGGAGTCCGAGAGAAACTGTTAGAAATTGGGGGCCTATTTCACTATCTTCTACAGGCCAATATCAGCTCACAGGAAATAGGGCAGATTATTTATACATTTCATACGATTACGGAGATACATGGACCCCTACACTAACAGATGCGATTCGCCGTTGGGCAGGTGTTGCGGTATCGTCTACAGGTCAATATCAATCTGCAGTCCCTTACAATGATTACATTTATATTTCGTCAGATTATGGCCAAACATGGACTACAAAAGTCACTGATTCACTTAGAACTTGGAGTTCTGTGGCTGTATCCTCATCGGGCCAATTTCAAACAGCCTTGGTTCAGAGCGGAGAAGTCTACATATCAAGAGATTACGGCAATACTTGGCAACTAAACTCTCAGGTGACGGGTCCTAATTTATTAGGAGTGTCTATATCATCTACTGGCCAGTTTCAAACATTATGCGGATTTGATGATTACGTATGGGTTTCCGCAGATTATGGGACTACATGGTATGGTAAATTAGTTTTAGAAAATTGGAGCGCGGTAGCTGTTTCTGCAAGTGGACAGTATCAGACGGCGTTAGATTATGGAGGTAAAATATACATTTCAACAGATTACGGTAACAACTGGATTGCCAAATTCAATAACAATGCTTGGCAAGGAGTAAGTATGTCTGCAACGGGACAGTACCAAAATGCATTCGCAGACTACATATACACATCATCTGATTACGGAAACACATGGACTCTAAGAGATTCTTCTCGAAGTTGGAATGGAATCTCAATGTCATCCACTGGCCAATATCAAACAGCAGTAGCAGATACTGGCCGAATTTATGTATGTCAAGTAGATTTTGGAAGTAATATTGGAACTACAGGCCCTATTGGTCCAACAGGTCCTCCTGGTTCTGGTTCTGGTTCTGGAGATACGGGTGCTACGGGTCCTATAGGTGCTACTGGAAAAACGGGTGCTACTGGAAAAACAGGCCCTACAGGACTTACGGGTCCTACGGGACTTACGGGAGCTACGGGAGCTACGGGACTTACGGGAGCTACGGGAGCTACGGGACTTACGGGAGCTACGGGAGTTACAGGAAAAACAGGCCCTACTGGCCCTACTGGCCCTACAGGAGCTACAGGAAAAACAGGTCCTACTGGCCCTACAGGCTCTACGGGTCCTACAGGTCCTACGGGAGGAATAACTCTAGTTCCTCTAAGAATGGTAGCGGGTGGCTATGATAACGGAGGTGGAGGTAATACACTTAAAACTTCAACCGATGGACTTGTGTGGACAGACGTTACTGGTAGTAAATTTAGCTCATACGGTTATGGTTCTGCATGGAATGGTTCTAGATGGATAGCTGTCGGTTATAATACTGGAGGAGGAGGCGATACAATTATAACTTCAACTGATGGTATTGCATGGTCGCCTGTAACTAGTGGTCAATTTACAGGTTCTGGTAGCGGAGTTGCATGGAACGGAACCAGATGGGTAGCTGTTGGATCTGGAACAAATAAAATTTTAACTTCAATCGATGGACTTGTGTGGACAGGCGTTACTGGAACAACATTTACAACTTATGGATACGAAATTGCAACAAATGGATCAAGGTGGGTAGCTACTGGATTTGGAACAACTAGAATTTTAACTTCAGCCGATGGACTTGTGTGGACAGGTGCTACTGGTGCTACATTTGATAGCCCATCTTCTTCAAACACTGGAATTGCATGGAGTGGTTCTAGATGGGTAGCTGTTGGTGGTGGAACAGATACAATTTTAACTTCAATTGATGGAATTACATGGTCTATTGTAACTGGTGGTGCTCAATTTGGGTATGCTTATGGCGGAGGAGGAATGGGAAGTGCGATTGCGTGGAGTGGATCCAGATTTGTAGCTGTTGGTGTTTCATCTGTGAATAGTATTATAACTTCAACCGATGGTCTTGTGTGGGTAGGCGCTACTGGTACTACATTTAATAATGCAGGTCAAGGATTCGGAGTTACATGGAATGGAACGAGATGGATAGTTCTCGGCGGTAATGCACCTAGAGCAAATACAATTCTAACTTCGACTGATGGTATTATATGGTCTCCTGTAACTAGTGGTCAATTTACTGGAAATGGGGCTCAAGGAATAAAAGTATCGTCGAATAATATATGGAGTAATACACCTGCAAATAGCCAAGATGCACTGACAAAATTTATTAATAACTATTCCATAAGATTTGGACCTATTTAACTCCCTAGCTTAAAATAATAGATGATATCCATTCTGTGGATTTTTGCGGGAGCTATTGTTGGACTTCTAATTGTATCCGTATTCAAACCTCCTGCAAGAATTGAAGAAAAAGGTCCTCAGCCAGGTAAAGAAAATCTATTCAATACCGCTCTGGGCTGTGTTCAGCTAAACGCAAAAGAAGTTCCATGCCCTTAACAAGGGATGTTTATGAAAATTTTGGATATCTTCCGAACTGAAAAGTCGGGCCCTGTTCTTTCGTTTATTATTGGACTTGGAATGGCTGTTCTGCTTTTCCACAAACCGTTTCAGTACAAGTACAAACTACCCTATTCTGTATCAGACTATGTAGATAAGCCAGTAAAGTTTGGAAATAAGTGCTACGTCTACACTGCGGAGGATACCGAATGCGAATTACCGTCTTCTAAATAAATGGCAGACGGAGCAACTGATTTGAGCGACCTTCTCGGATCGGGACCTGTACAGAATCTGCCGCAGTCAACTACTTTTTCGCCAATTGTTACTGGAGGAGGTGATCCTTTTATTTCGCCAACGGGATCCGCCCCTCATAAACCCGCAGCTACTCTTCAGAGCAATTATCATGTGTTTGCCACAGTACGTTATGCATTTAAAAATTTGGTAATGTATTTCGGATTCTTCTTGGCTGCATTTTTAGTATCGCTTTCGACACCTCGCAGTCTAATCCTTCAATATATTCCAAACACTTATACGTCAGGCGGTGTGCCTTCATACATGGGTGCCGCTATCCTAGCGGCAGTGGCAGTGGCCATCGCTTATGTTGTAGGAACTCTCGGATCCTCGCTCGTTTGAGTAAAGAACCTTTAGAAGTCCATACTTTTTGATGCACTTTTCTAAGAATTTTATGCAACTATCGCACGGCTTCGAGTTGGCAATTCTGCCATCAGCGGTTATGCGGACAACTTTCAATACACACCCGCGAAGTCGTGAAGTATCTCCTAGATCTTTCACGACTGCCCGTTCTGCATGAATTGTTTGGTCCCCCCACCCGCATCCGCGAGCACGAGACCCTATCCTATTCCTTGACTCAGCAATCACCTTACCATGCTTCGAAATCTCTGCCCTGTGAAAGTGAAAGCCCTTCCTAAAGCACGTCTCGAACGCCATTTTGTTATTGAACTTCCAGTATAGTAAATTGTTTTCGTTTTCAACGTCTGCTTTTTCGGCGAGTCGATCGTCGACTCTTGCGACGCTTACCTCCAACTAAAACTCCACCTGGCGCTGGAACTAATGTATCGGCTCCAATAATAACTCTACTAGTACCAAAATCACAGTCGTAATACGAACCATTAAAATATACATCGGCAATAGATACAGCATTTTTCCCCTCTTTTTTGCCATAAAACATACCAGTTGTTTTGTCTTTGAAAAGAACTTGAAATTCATGTGGCAAACCACTTGGAGGTTGACTGCGAACAACAGGGGCAGCCGCTGGAGCAGAAGATCCCATCGAGCCCAATGCAGACATAAACCCTGGTGCAGGAGGAGGGGCAAACTGCTGTCTTAGTGGTGGAGCTCCCAGCGAGCCTAAAGCAGGCATAACCCCTCGAGCTAATGCAGGCTGAGGGGCACGAGCAGGAGCAATACTTGGAGCTGGAGCTGGTGCAGAAACATATGAAGGATAAGACTCTGACATATAGTTTCTTGATGGAGGACCTAGCGGCGCTGATGCTGCTGAGCCATATGCTCCTGAAGGATATGCCGTTGATCGTGGTTCGTCACCCCACAATGACATTTATAATAAACAATCATAATATTAAGCAATGAGCTGGTTAAATAAAGCTCGTCGTGGTTGGGCGAATGAACCGCCAGCTAAAATACATCCGCGAATTCTCTTTGGACCTGGAATTTATCTGAGCCCTGGTTTTGCGAAAATGCATGGTATAACCCACGTAATCAACTGCGCATTTGATAAGGATAGTCCGAGTTGGTTTCGTGAGAAGTATCCTTCCAATTACATTTGTTTAGAAGCTATTGACAGTTTAAGTGAAGATATTATGAAATGGTATCCTCTCTTTGAAGAAACAATTAACAAATATTTAGAAGAACCCGAATCACGAACAATTTATGTACATTGCCAGTGCGGAATTAACAGGAGTGGATTTATGGCACTTCTTTTTGCATGTCGTAAGTTTGGGTTTCCGTTTGAAACCGTTCGTCGCATTATTCTCAAACAAAGACCGTGTGCTCTTTCCAACACAACATTCGAGAAACAAGTTGCATTAATTCTACATAATAAAGATAATGAGCGATCTAGGCTCCAACTCGCTTTGGTCTGATATTTCCAACGGAGCCCCAAATGCTCAAACAGATTTGATGGGTCCTTCTTACAGCTATACAGATAACATTCCTGGTCCTTCTTCTTTGGGTATTGGATCAGATGGAACGTTTTCACAACTTGGAACTAACTTGGGCGGTATTGGTACATATGTATCTACACTTATTGACGGAGATCCTCCTCTTGGAAATCAATTTTTCGTGAATACAGGTGGAACCTGTATTGCCCCCGATGGATCTTCGCAATCACGGTACAATTATATTAATAACAAACCAGACGCTTCTAGCCTTCTTCCTGCAAGTATGAGCGAAATAGGGTCTGGAATGAACGGTCTTGTTCCTGGAGTCATTGGAGATATTGAAGGTCTTAACCCAATGTACATGATGAATGCTATGATGGCCGATTCTTCTCCAAAATGTGAGTGTTATAAATGTGACGTTACTACTGGCGCATCTGCCCGTTTTCTGACTACAACTCTCAGCCCTGATTACAGCACAGACACGTGCACACAGGTAGACGCATCTCAATGCACAACTGAATCTTTTGAAAATCAAAATAATGGTTCTATACTTCCAACAGCTATAGCACTAGGTCTGCTTGTTTTTATGTTTATGTTAAAGTAATAAATGGGTGTCATTTTTTGGATCCAATCTTATCTATTATGTCTTCTTATTATAGGATATTTTCTGCTTACAATGTGGATAATTCCCTATCATGTGGAAGAGGATAAGAAAGCAATGGCTCTTGAATATACTGATTATTGTTATACAGGTCTTGGAGCTTTATTTACAACTGAAGCAATTATAGTTATTCTTGGCGGTAAATATGATTTTAACGTAATTTTATGGCTACAATGTTTATTCTACATTATAGTCATCATTGCATTCTTGCTTCTACAGTTATGGGTAATTCCTACATATGTCGAACAAGACAAAAAAAGTATGGCCCATACCTACACAACATACTCATTTACAGGTCTTAGTACATTACTAACCTCTCAAGCAGTAGTAACTCTACTAGGATCACAGGTAAAAGAAGTACCTGAAGTTATACCTGTTAGTTATATCGGAGGCAGACGTAATTAAAATAGCTAAAATTAATAAATGAGTACTATATTTTTGATACAGTCGTTAATTTATATATTCGTATTAATTGTAACGTTTGCGATAAAGTTCTGGATAATTCCAGACTTTGTTAATGAAAGCGACCAAGAAATGGCGGAAGAATATACGGATTATGCATTTATAGCAGTAACTGCACTTCTAGCTAGTGAGGTTATACATTCTTTTTTTAATAATAACTTTGATAGACTTACAATTATTCAATTAGTTGTTTCAATATTTATAGTGGGACTATACCTTTTCTCTCAGTTGTTTTTAATTCCAAGATTTGCTGAAGAAAGTAAGAAGGAAATAGCTCGTGATTTCACAGATAAACTATTTTTTGCAATTTTTGCGTTATTTGCGTCTGAAGCATTTTTTCATTTCATTTTTGAACGAGATGACCATTCTCATACAGGTGGACGACGCAGACGATAAACGTTTAGAGTTTTAAATAGAGTAACTAAAAATGAACGATATATTCAGAATTAAGAAAGTTAGAGACACGCCTTTTTCGAAAAAGATATCGTCTGGTACATTGGACTCGCTGCATCAGACGATTGTTAGCACTCTGCAGTATGAAGAAAATAACCCCGATACTATCCGACAAAGATTGGAAGAAATAAATAAAGAACTTCTTGAACTATCAAACAATTTAGATGATATTCTTAAATCATCTAAGCTAATTGATGAGAAAAAAACATTAATTGAGAAATTAGAGATAAAGTCTCCAGTTATTGATTATTATGTGAAAAACGCAGACATCATGCTAAAGTATTACGGAATGGGTGAAAAGCCTCAACTTGTTACAAGTTTAACAGACCAAAAAACATTCGCAAAATTTCTTTCGCATAATTCTTCTGAAACAGCGGGAACTTCAAAGAAAACTTTATTCGATGAATTTTCTTCACGGATGAAGCTGAATACAGGACCCATTGATGTTAAAGAGGCCCCAAGCGAACATTGTAATGTGTGTAATGTCGCAAGAGAAGAATCATCTGAAGAAGGAGTTCTTTATTGTCCTTCATGTGGATCGGAAGAATACATGCTTGTAGTTTCAGACGTTCCTTCATTTAGAGATCCTCCTAAAGAACGTAATAACTACGCCTACAAAAAAATCAATCACCTTAATGAAATTTTGAATCAGTTTCAGGGAAAAGAATCGACTATCATTCCCGTGGAAGTTATGAATGAAGTTATTTGCGAAATAAAGAAGCGCAGAATTCAGAACGTTGCAGAACTAGGTGAAAAAGAAATACGTGAAATTTTGAAAAAAATCGGAAGATCCAAGTATTATGAACATGGTACTCATATAATTTCCAGATTAAACGGTAATCCTCCTCCAACAATAACTCCTGAAATTGAAGAAAAAATACGAACTATGTTTCAAGAAATTCAAGCCCCTTTTCTTATTTATTGTCCCGATGATCGAACAAACTTTCTTTCGTATTCTTACATTCTCTATAAATTTTTTGAGCTTCTTGAATTGGACGAATATAAAGTATACTTCCCTCTGCTGAAAAGCCGCGATCGTCTTATTTCCCATGACGAAATCTGGCAGAAGATTTGCGACTATTTAAAATGGGAATTTATAAGATCCGTGTGATTTGAGCAATTAATTCTTCCATAGTTATTTTAAATTTGCGTGTATCTGTTTTTTTAGGTGTTAAGGTATAAAGTTTTCGTATCTCTGATTCTCCGAACTTTTCACTGCAAGGATAATCATCTGTAATAACCATTAAGACATAAAGTTTTGGCACATGAATAAGTGACCACATATCTTGTGCCCATCTGTCTTTAGCACTTGTTTTGCAAGAGATAACTATATAATTTGATATGTTATCTCCAACAACTGGATTTCCAAGAACAATATCTACAATATGATGACCACCGCTTTCAATAATTGTTCCATTTGATTTTATATGTACTTGTCGCTTCATTCCAAAATCAGAAAATAGTCTTTCTGCGGCTCTCTCCCAGAAACCTCCTGAACCCTTGCTTCCAATCAAAGACTGGCGTAAAGAAAAGCAATCATCATAAATTTTAAGACATTTCTCAGGCGTATATTCTGCAAATTCTGGATGTTTTTCCTTTATGGTTGTAACTATTTTATCTGTTCGAAGTGTGAGCATTTCTTGCCGATATTCCTCAAGAAGTGCAGTTTCCATTGTGTTTACAAATAAATAATTACAAACCTTGTTTCCGTTTTATTAAATCATCATCGACGAGATCACCAAGTTAGCAGCAACAAAGCATGCCGCAAAGCCTGCCGCGTGGAGGGCAGCTTGTTCCTTCGCGGGCTTTCCTGCTGGCATAGCGGCGAACCAGAGACCTGGCACTAGAAAATAGAAGAGAACAGCTCCCAAAAGTGCATGCACAACCAACTTAATAAGATTCATTTATGTATTAATATTTGGAAAGAATTTCTTTTTCAGAATTAATGACTATTATTAATCGCTGGGGGTACCATCTTGTTGCTGATATTTCAAAATGTTCCCCACGGTCGATTCGCTGCGCTGTGAATATTCACTCATTCAGTAACGAACTTGTTAAACGCATTGACATGGTGCCGTATGGCATGCCTCAAATTGTAATGTTTGGATCTGGCAATAAAAAAGGATACACTCTCGTACAATTGATTGAAACCTCGAATATTTGTGCCCATTTTGTAGAAGAAAGCGACGATATGTATTTGGATGTTTTTTCATGCAAGAAGTTTGACATTCCAACGGTTGACGATACTATTCGAAAATACTTTGATCCCAAATCGATTAAAAAGGTATATCTTGAACGAAAGGCCGAGAATTTTCGCGTTGATGAACCAGGGTGGTAAAAAGTTTACACTTTTAGTAATCGCTATCTAGCTTCTGCAGCTCTGCGATAATCTTCGCTAGCTGATCGAGAAGCAGCTTTCGATAAATCTGCTTGGGTTCGTCGACCCAGGCATCGAAGGCGGCTTGCTCTTCGTAGGTGAGGCTCTCGGCCACTGGTGCCGCGACGGGTGCCGCGACGGGTGCCGCGACGGGTGCCGCGACGGGTGCCGCGACGGGTG